GTGAAACATATAAGTTGGGAAGGATTTTACACCTTCCCTTTTTATTTTATTAAATATTATCAAATGAAGCTCCTGTTGGTGTTATTACGAACTCAACATCAATAAATTCAAGTGAACGAGTAGGTTTAATAAATATTTTACCTCTCATTGTATTTGCATCTATATCAGCTGGGTCACTTGAAACCGTTACACGGAAATCATAAAGACCTCTTTCTCTCTTAATCGCATCCAATATCGGATTTACTAACCTCAAGAACTCGTTACGAACTTGGTCGTCATTTTGTTCAAATATTAATCTAATCGCTACCGCTGAAATTAATTTTCTTGCTCTTAATAACAATCTTCTTACATTTATTCTATCAAGTGCTGATTCTCTTACTTGTAGAGTTTTATTACCCCAAATAATTGTACCTGTATCAGAGAAAGTAGCAATTGGATTGATTCTATTTTTGTAAAGTTCATCTCTTTCATCAAGTGTTAGTTTCTTAACCGCTTTGATTGATTTCACTAAACCTCTTGAATAACCCGCTACTGCGAACCATGGGAACGATACATTATCAGTTAATGCTATGTTTCTTACTACCTCACCCGTTGGTGGAATATAAATTTGAGTTGCGTTATCCGCATCTATAACTTGAATCCAAGGGAAGTAAGTAGCCGAATAGTTAGTATCCATTGACACACCATCTAATGCATTAACTACCTCATCAACTGTATCATAATTTGGTGGACTAATTATATAAAGTGAATCCGCTCTATCTTGTTCAACCATATCGATTGAATAAGAAGTTAGTGAACTGTGGTCGTAGAAGTTAATACCGGGAGTTGCAAATATGTTAATATCAACAGCTTCAGGGTTACCAAAAGTGTCAATACCTCTAACATATGCGTAATAATCACTATTTCCTACCGTTGTACTAAACAAACCACCATTGGTTGTATTACCTGAAACATAAGTTTTCTTACCAAAGATATAACTATCACCATAAGTTCTTACATTTCTGTATATATCCCAACCATCAAATCCACCACATAATGCTAATGTAAATTTACGATAGTTGATATCACTTATTACACTACCTGCTGGTTGACCCTCTAAATCATAAGGTGTTGTTATATATGTTGTACCTGTGATTGTAGATGCGTTTGTTGATAAGTGGAAACCTTTAGTTGTATTAAGTGCCGCTTTACCTTTATATTTTAACAAATCATCATCATAACCTGTTTGAGTTGAGAAACCTAAACATACTTTTCTAATACTATCTCCTGAAGATGTGATTGGTGAACCGTCATAATTATAACCCGTAACATCACCAGCCCCATAGTAATCAGTTTTATACATTACAGAACCTAAAGTGTCTCCACCAAAGTTTGAGTTATTTACAAATCCTTTAAAACCTGATGGGTATGCGTCTGTTGGGTGTCTATTAGCCATATTCAACATAATGTATTTTGAATTCAATTGATATTCACCATCAGATGTACCCACTTTTTTAGCGATATATCCCGGAACATCTGGATTCATTGAACATCTTGTGAATTTTTCAAGAACAACCATGTTATCATCTGTATCATAGTATTCACGAACTAACATATCGAATTCGTATGTATCAACATTAATATTAACGATTGAAATTTTAAGTTGTGTGTTAGCATCCTCACCGTCAGAAATTGTAATTATTTCAAATAAATCTGCAACATTACCACCTCTAACTTCAGAAACAACTGTTGGTGACATTGGTGTATCATATTCTGTTAAGAAGTTAGTAGTTTCAGTATTATAAACTTCAGTTAAACTGATACCTCTAATATAACCTTGTTGAAAAGCTTGTTGTAAATATTTTGGATAAGATTCATAAACATAAATCGGAATATCTCCTTTTGATTTATCAAATACATCAACACCTAATACTTTAGTAATGTATTTTGATGATGTAGTATCTAAACTACATGTAAATGTTTTTGCTCCACTTGTTGCTCCTGTTACATTGATTGTAAATTCAGATAATGGGTTTACCACTAAATCCGAACCTGAAATATTAAAGTTAGTATTTCCTGTAACTTCTAAATTTAAAGTTTGACCAACATATGAACCTCTTGACCTAAATGCTGCAACAACTTGTTCATCATAATCACTATATGTGGTAGCACTATATGTATATCTTGTTACATTAAATAAACTTGTACCACTATTATAAATGAATAGGAATGAATAAACTTCTGTACCAGCCGTATTAACTAATGTATTATACCACTCTTTTGAGTTGTAATTATTTGCGTTATCCAAACCTGTTAATGGTGAGATAACTTCAGTACCTGTTAAACCCGATGTTCCTGAAAATGGTACATTACCCAAAACAAACCAATTACCGGTATTACCTGATGTAAAACCACTATAGAATGTTACCATATAATCAGTAATGGTATTTCCGTCGTAAGCTTTCTTATCTGATAAGAAAGTGTAGAAAGTACTACCTGTAATACCTGTTGTTGATGGGATTGTAGTTCCCGTTGTGGTTCCACTTAATCCTCCAACCTCAACACCACCGATTGTTTTAATCGCAAATGTTTTAACTGGTTTATATCCTGTTAATCCAAGAACTCTTGTAACAAATAGTTGATTTGATTCTTGAAGATATGCTTTTGCGACATAAGGTAACTCATATTTAGGGTTATCATTACCGTCTTTTTCCGGTGATGTACCTCCAAAATATAATTTGAATGAATCAAAATCTGTTATTAAAATTGGTTCGAAAGCGGGACCTCTTAAAGTTTCCCCCACTAACCCCAATGTACTCACCCCAACACTTTGTGCTACGAATGATAAATCTTTTTCTGATGTATACACACCAGGAGATACAAATACTCTATTTGAATTTGCCATTTTTTCTTGTTTGGTTAATTAATTTTATTACTTTTCTATAAATATCTTTGTTTTTAGCAAAGATTTCCTTGATTTTATTAAAAAATATACTTATAGACACTAATTTATCTTTTAGTATCAATATTTATCTTTATCATGGAGAATACCACCAAAAACATTAAGGTTAGTGAGAAACATCACAAGATGTTAAAAGAATATTGCGATAAAAAAGGATTAAAAATTTATAAAATTGTTCAGAAGTGGATTGATGAAACTTGTAAAGAAGATAAATCCATAGAAATACCAAAGAAAAAAGATATCTACGGAGATTAATTTTTAAGAACTACTTGGAGTTGGGGTAATCGTTGGAGTTTTAGTTGGTGTTGGTGTAATGGTTCTTGTTGGGGTAATAGTAGGTGTGATGGTTATAGTTGGTGTTATGGTTGGTGTTGGTGTTGGTGATAATGCTGGAGTAAATGTTGACGAACCTTTTGTTGTCACAAAATTAAAATTACTTCTTCCAATTGTATCAACAGTTAACCCACTAAAAGTACTTGTTTGGTTTAAATTCCCAAAAGAACCCGCAACCGTATATTCAGTTGTTCCTGAAATTTGTTTAGGTTCAATAAATAATTTAACCGGTATTGTGACTGTAGTTCCTGTTGTAACACCCAATATATCATCAAATGTAATCTCAACCGTTTTATCAACTTTACGAGACGCAATCACCGAATATTGTGAAACAATTGAACCACTTGAATATGAACTTGTTATCGATAGATTAATCTCAGGTCTTGGTGTTCTACTTGAACTTAAATCAGTTTCTAACATAGTCAACACCCTGTTGATTGCGGGTTTAACTTCAAACTCCTCTTCATCAATTAGGAAACCTAACATTGTAAAGGTGTAATTTTGGATGTAAAACCTTCTACCATCCAAAGTATCCATTGGGGTGTTATCTTCGATTCTATCCAACACTATGGGTATATAGTGACCTTTTACGGAGGTATATGATTGACGAGATGAAAACTTTTGTAAAACAACCTTGTTAAATTTATTTATGTCTCTAAATTTTGTACAAACAATTGTTACATCAAAAGTAATATCAACCGCAATTGGTTGTGGGATTTTGTAAATGTCAGCACCAAGTTGATTACCATCCCATGTCGGAACACTAGCGTAAAAAAAATCTCTTCTATCGGGTATTGTTCTTTGTATTGCTGGATTTGTACCAAATTGAACATCTGGTTTTCTTACAATTGCAATAAATGGTAATTTAATATTACCGTCATCATCTGAAAATGTCCAATTATTGGTAAATTCCCCCCATCTTTGTATTGTTAATATTTTTGGAATAATCGGAATTTGATTACCATCAGAAATAACTTTGAAGTGTTCTTTAATAAAATTAAGCATACCCAAGTCAAGGTCGTCATGTAGAACCGAATCAGGTAAATAAGTGTCAGATTTAGTTATTCTTTCTAATAACTCTTTTCTTCTACCAATAATTGAGCCTTCCTCATTTTCATGTTGACCGTAAACTTGTATATTGTTTTTTCTTTTAGGTATTCCCATAATTAAATCCCTCTAAATTCTGTTTCTTGTGCTGGAACACAAAGTATCGTTCTATAAAATGGTTTATAACCAAACATATTATGTTTATTGTCTGCGGTTAATTTACCATCGTTTGATACCGTATAATATCTTATTTTTTCTTCGGATTCTTGATATCCGATATAATCACCGTATCTAATATCCACTTTTAATTCTTCTAAATGGTTTAGGTAAACGGATATTGTCATATTACCAGGTTCCAAATATCTATTTAAACCTTTAGTATAACTATTGTTTTTAGATTCTTCAACCTTAACTAATCCGAAAAATTCAACAGGAGGTAAAAATTTAATATCATCTTTACCAACTTCACCATAGACTTCATCGGTATCGGTTTTTTGTCTATCAACTCTAAATAACACCAATTTCATACCTAAATCACCATGCAAGTACTCCTCACCCATTCTAACATTTAAATCAAAGTCATCTTGGGAAAAAAATTTACTTATTCTTGTTATTGGCAATTTATTACTCATATCAATAAATAGTACCATTATTGATTCTAATTCGTTATATTTAGGATTATATGGAAAGTAAGATACCCGAAATAGAAGCAAGGGATATACTGACGAATTATGAAGGGTTTAATAACCAACTATTAGAATTCAAAAGAAAGTTTTTAGAGGTAAAAAATTTCCAACTAACTCGTCCCCAAGCTGAATATGTTATAAAATACCATGAGGTAGTACCTCGTGTTGCTAAAAAAAATATTATAATTGCATCAAATTTTGGTGAAAAAATAATGGAAGATAAACATCTTCCAAAAGTACCTGAAAAAATATGGTGTGAAAAATTATTATGTGAAAGTGATAAAGCTTACCATATTTGGGGTCGTATTTCAGAAAATGAAAAAAATTATGCGATGTGGATTCCTAAGTCATCGATAATACAGGAGGAGAAAAAATTAAATAGAGAAATTGATTATTCCGTTTATTCAAATAGACCACCAATGGAACATCAAAAAATTGCAATTGAAAAATTATTAGCAAATGATAGGTTTATACTTGCTGATGATATGGGTTTGGGTAAAACCACTTCCGCAATTATTGCATCATTAGAAACTAAAGCAAAGAAAATTTTAATTATCTGTCCAGCATCACTAAAGATTAACTGGCAAAGAGAAATTGAAAATTACTCAGATAGAAAAGTTTTAATTGTTGAAGGTAAAAAATGGGGGTCAACATTTGATTATTACATTATTAATTATGATATAATTAAAAATTATCACTCTATGGAATCCGTCGGGTTAGGTGAAGAAATTAGACAACCAATATTAAAAGAAAAATTTGATTTGGTAATAATTGATGAAGCTCATTATATCTCAAATGCAACCGCACAAAGAACTAAATTAATTAATGATATTGTTGGAAAAATTCCAAAAGTTTGGTTATTAACGGGAACACCAATGACATCAAGACCAATTAATTTCTATAATCTTCTTAATATTGTTGAGTCACCAATTGCGTTAAATTGGCAATCATATGTTAAAAGATATTGTGGTGGTTACCAATTTAAAGTTAACAATAGAAGAATTTGGAATACGGGTGGTGCAACAAATTTGGATGAACTAAGAGAGAGAACAAAAAATGTGGTTCTAAGGAGAATGAAAACGGACATCTTAGATTTACCTGATAAAATCATAACACCCATATTTTTAGATTTAAAAAGTACATTTTACGATGAAGAGTTAGAAGACTTCATGAGAATAACAAGTGAAAATAAAGATAAAGAATCTGTTAGTGTCACCATCAATCGTTTAATGAAAGTTAGACAAGTAATTTCTTATGAAAAAGTAGAACACACTTCGGAAATCATTGATAATTGTTTGGAACAAGGTAAAAAAATTATTGTGTTTACAAATTTTACAATGACGGTAGATATGTTACATGAAAAATATAAGAAAAATTCAGTAATATTAGATGGTCGTATGTCTAAAGAACGCAGACAGGATTCGGTTGATAGATTTCAAAATGATGATAAGATAAAGATTTTTATATCAAATATTGTTGCTGGTGGTGTTGGTATCACATTAACCGCAGCTGAGGTTGTTATTATGAATGATTTATCATTTGTACCCGCACACCATAGTCAGGCGGAAGATAGAGCGTTCAGATACGGTCAAAAGAAAAATGTATCGGTTTATTACCCGATATTTGAAAACACAATAGAAAGAATTGTATATAATATTTTAAATAAGAAAAAGAATATTATTGACCAAGTAATGGGAGATGGAGAATTTTCTGAAGGATTTGCACAATCACTACTTAAAGAGTTGTCTTAACTCTTTAAGTTTTTGGTCAATTAATTTTTTTAAATTTTTATCGTCTTCGTTAGAAATATTAACCGTTATTTTTTTTTCAGGTTCAATTGAGTACTCGATAAAATTTTCCTGACCTTCTTTTTGAAAGGTAAATTCCATATTATGTTTTGAACACAATATTAAAATTTCATTTAATTTATTTGGTATAGAATTTTTCATTAAATTTTAAGTTTGAAGGAAAGAATACACCATCTTTAGTCCATTCCATCTCGTCTTTATTGTTTTTTAATATAAGTATTCTGTAGTCTTCACAAACAAAAACATACAAATCACATTTAGATGTTTGACTTAATGCTGAATTAACTAAATAACCACCATTAACTGATGTTAAGTCACATGTACCTTTTATTTGGTGTTTTAATATTCTTTCATCACCATGTTTTGTCCAAACATCAATACCTTTTTTTCTATCATCATAATTACCAAGACCACCTAATACTTTAACCTCGATAATATCGTCAAAGAAATCATATATGTTATCAACATAGAATTTTTGGGTTTCATCCCCTCTTGACATTGTATTTGAACACATATTAATTAAAATATCAAACATCTTACTACCGGGTAAAAATATTTTACTTTTAGAATTATCAATTAATATTAGTAATTTATTTATTCTATGTAATGTTTCTTTTTCATCTTTTAATGTTTCATCATTAATAATTATTGGGTTTCTATATGAAAAAGTTTCACCTAATATTTCAATATCTTCAATACCTTTCTTTCTATATAAGTTTAAAATTGATAGATTACATCTATTAAATAAAACCTCATGACAAGAATAGTTTGTATCGAATACATTTTGAATTCCCCAATTACCATCTTTATCTAATACACCAAAATCCTCATCTGGTGATTGTGGGTTTTGACCCCACAAACCTAATGGAGTATACAATTCCTCTAACATCCTATTAATTTCCCTTGAAATTCTTAATTTTAAAGTATTATTTCTTTGGATTTGCATCATAATCTCCCTTGTAACCGATGTTTTACACAATGGGTCTATGGTGATATTTTTTAGTCTTTCTCTTATGTCAATTTTATTATCCATCATAAACTAAAATATACAGATATTTATTAATAAAAACAAATATGTCCGCGACTATTATAACAAACCCACAAAAACAAAAATTATATACTCAGGTTTTTCATTTATTAGGATTACCCGTTAGAGGTATTGAATTAACTGAAGAACAGATGGATACATTTTTGGAATTGTCTTTATCGGAGTATGAACAATATGTAAGTGATTGGTTAATTGAATCACAATGGTCAGCATTAATCGGTATTGATGTTGATACACAATCATTAACAAGAGCGTTCACCACTAGAAGTTTAGATTATGAAACACAATACTCACACGCATATTCAAAAATAGTTGGTTTACAAACGGGTGGTAATAGTGAACTAAAAAAGGATTATTTTGAATTATCAGCTAATACACAAACTTATATTATACCAGCAGGAAGAGAAATAAATGAACTTTTATGGTTCTCAAGAGCCGAGTTAACCGATTCAATTGTTGACCCATTTTTGGGTGGGTTTGGTGGATTGGGTGGTACTGGATTTGGTGGTGTTGGTGGGTTTGCACAACAAGGTACATCGGGTTCATATTTTATGATGCCGGCTTTTGACCTTTTATTAAGAATGGGTGATAGAAATATAAAGAATAGAATAATTGGTGGAGATTTAACATATAGAATTACTGCGGGACCTAACAGTACTAAAGTAATTCACTTATATAATGTACCGGGTGGTAAATATGATTTTGGTTCAATACGAAATAATAGAAGTCAGGTTTGGTATTGGTATTATGATACCATGGATAGAGACACATGTTTAGATAAAAATAAAGATATAATTAAATTACCTTCAGATGTTCAAACCGAAGAATTAGTTTGGGATGACTTAAATAAACCAGCACAAAACTGGGTTAGAAAATATCTTATTGCTTACTCTAAAGAAGGTTTAGGAAGAATTTGGGGTAAATTCTCAGGTGATTTACAAGTTCCCGACAGTCAAGTTAAATTGGATTATTCTTCATTACTTACGGAAGGTAAAGATGAAAAATTAAAACTAGTTGAAGAATTAATGTTAAGATTAGAAAGACTCCGCCCCGATAAAGTTCTTGAAAGAAAAGGTATGGAAGCGGAGAATCTCAATAAGGCTTTAAAATACAGACCGATGCAGTCACCGTACAATGTAATCTAATTACATTTCGATTGCGTGATAAGCATAATCAACATTATCTGTTTTAATTATCTCATCTTCATTACTAACGGTACTTTTTTCTTCAGACGATAAAACTTTACGGTTGTAATCAACCCAATATTTATCAACTAATTCAATACTATTGTCTACATACATAAAGAATGGGTCGCGTTTAATTTTATTCCAAAAAATAACTTCACTATCCGATAGTGTCATTACCTCATCGTATTTATCCTGACCATCTTCACTTAATGGAAAACCATTAACCAATTCACATTGTTTACTTGTAAAGTATTGTCTATCTTCTGGTCTCTCAACTAAAATATCATTACGAATTTCAGGACTAAACACAACTAATAAAGGTTCAATGCGTTTATTAAAATTACCCAAATATCTTGGCACATTATAGTCTCCTGTCATATTGGGGTTTTCATTTAATTCTTTTTCAGAAATCATATAACAACTAATTTCTAAATAATCATTCGGCATTGATTTACTATTTTTAATAAAATATTCCTCTAATTGTCTTTTTGTTGGTTTACTTATTTTCTGAACATCTCCCGAAGATTTTTTAGTACCATTATTAATATAATAGATTGTTTCACCAAGACCAGCATTATAGTTATTCTGTAGAATCAACTCCATATGAGCTTGTCTTGACATTAATGAACCCGCCTTTGTTACTTTCTGTATGTGTTTCTTATAATCCTCAACAGATTGTTTAACACGGGATTTGTTTGCTATTTTTGATAATGGAATTTGTTTATTATAAATCTTCTCCACATATTGGAAATACAATTCAACAAACGATATACCGTCACCATTTAATAGGTATTTAAATCCTTCGTCCAAGAATTCAACAATATATTGTTGTAGTTTTTTAGACTTAATGGTATTACCCGTTAATTTGATTTTTTCTTTTCCTTTCTTCATCAATTTAATGATGTAGTTTTTTCTTGATACATTAATACAAGCCGGTGCGGTGTAGTCGATATCAAGACCCATTTCATTTCTCATGAAGATGTCATTGAATTCTGCGGTATCGGCTTCAATTCCTTTATATTCTTTACCTTCAATAACCAACTCGTTATACCCTTTACCAACATAAACTGTATCATTAATATTTTCAGGTGTCTCAAAGTTTACACCGTCCGTATCCATTACAAGTGGTTTATATCCTTTATTTTCAAAGAACATAATCATCATACGAAGACATTGACGGCCAATACATGTGATTGTTTCACCCGAATCCATTTCACCCCATGGGAATACATGTGGTGCAGATAATGAACCAAAGTAAGCGTTAATAAAGATTTTAATTGGTAATTGTTTACGGTCGTACATTTCCGCTTGAACTGGGTCACTATCTTTTAGTTCACCAGCCAAATGTTTATATTTTATACGAATATTACGGAAATACTTCAACATCGATTTCTGTACACCCATAATATCACAATCAGGGAAAATATCATACACTAATTGTATTGATGGATAAAGTGACGAATAGTCAAACTTAACAATGTTCTTAGCGTAACCCACAGTTAATAAACGAGATAAACCACCTGTGAATGGTCGTTTAGTATCTTTTGCAGGAACGGCTAAATTATTTTCATATGACCAAGCCAACATAATGATTTTCCACAAAGTAGCTGTACCCATTGTTGCGATTCTCTCATATGTTGTTGGTACAAGTTTTGAAATCAAAAATGTCGATTGACTAAAAGAGTCATCAACTACCATGGTTTCATACAAGTCATCATCAAGATATTGTTCAACAATTTTACTTCCTGACCATATTTCAAATTTACCCGGATATTTTTCCAACAAATCACCTGTTCCCGGCTCACCAATTTTCTTGTAGTTACCTGTTTTTGGATTTACATAATATAATTCATTATCCAAATATATTTTTGAAATCCGAGCACCATCCACATAAACACGATTAGGTTTTTCTTTTTCTAAGTACTTGGTAATATATTTCAAACCCCAAGATTTAATTTCGGAATTAATTGCTTGAGCTCTACGAACAGAATGTGCAATATCAATAATATTGAATCCCCATATGTTATGTTGAATGTAATCTTCCTGCTCGTTTGCAAGTTTCAACATACCTTTTTTCTCTCTAATTCCTTGTTTTGTAAATATTTGAGTTAATTCCTTAGTATTAACACCCAATATCTCGGCTCGTTTTAAAATAAATGGCCAATCAAAAAATGCGGAGTTATAACCACCAATAATCGTAGGTTTCTTTTCTTTAATTATTTTGAAAAATTCCTCAATACACTTCTTTTCACCATCTTCACCAAATGCTGGTATTGTTTTTTCCAAACCACGGTTATCCTTAACACCTATCAATATAATATTACAGGTTAATGGGTCTAAACCCGTGGTCTCGATATCGAATACAAATCTATTAACGCCGGAATAATCTTCAATACCTTTAAAAAGTCTTTTCTTTTTCTGTATAAGATACTGTTCAACAGGGTTTAATATCGTAAAAGACGATTTAAATTTATCACCCCATGGGTCAATTCCACCCTCTTTAAAAAAATTGATTAATTCAGTATATCCTTTTAAACTTTTAACCAAAAAAGTTTGTCCATTTTCTAATCGAGTATTCCCTTCCGTTCTTAATTTTTCAATTATGATACCATATTCACCCATTTTTTTCTTTTGGAGTGTTTTGTTACTTTGGTAAAAATTAAATTCAGTTAGGTCACCAACCCATAAAAATGGTGTGAAGGTGTCAGGTTTAACGATTTTACCCCTTTCCGGGTCTTGGATAACTTTGTAGATTTTGTTGGTTCGGTAATCATACTCAACCCCTACTATGTATTCTTCAGGGTCCCAACCATTTAAGAAGTTTTCAATAACTTCTTGCGAAATAATTTCTTTCATTATGTATATTTTTTAAGTGACACATTAGCTTACGGACATTCCGTAATTAGTCTTGTCAAAAATATACAGAAAAAAATTTGATTATCAAAATATGGTGATAAATAATTTTTCCTTAACGGGTAAAATGAGTTTTGTTGTTGGATTTAGATTGGTATCTAAAAATTGAACGGTTACCTTTCCCTCGTATTTTCCTATGTTTGCGGTTTGAGTTTCAGTAAATCTATGAACAATATAATATTCATCAGTTGTTTGGTCATATTTCTTATCTCTTGTTGTGATTTGACATGTTGAATTTAATATCTCATACTCATCATTTTCAATATTAAACATTTCAAATGTGATATCACAATTTTCAAGTGCATCGTTAAATCCAGACTTATCGTTTTTACCGTCGTCTATTAATCTTAATTTTAAGATTGGTTCTGATGCTCCTTGTCTAATAAAAAATTCCATATTCTATAAATATTGTTCTTTTTATTTTAATTAAAATCCATTTGTTGAAGGGTTGTAAAATACTTTACCGGTAACATTTGTTGTTTTTGTTATGGTTGGTGTTGAATGATTAAATGTCATAATATCACCACCACCAATTTCACCAAATTGTATTCTTATTGGATAAAGGACACCAGCAGTTAATGAAACTGAACCTGATACCTCCTGATTTCCATGAGCTCCACCATTGTTTATGTTAGAGTTGGCGGTGGTAAATCCTGACTGAGCATTAGCACCAATCCAAAGATAAGAACCATCATCACTTGATAAAAAGAATGTGTATGTTTCTGTTGTTGTTGGTTTGAAATATCCTAACCATTGACAACTAAAGTTAGAGCCATCATCAGTTGCGGGTTCAGTTATTGAAGTTGTTTGTACCGATGTGGCAGGATTAGCACCAAAAGTTGTTGGTGTTGCTGTTGCAAAAAACGCTGGGTTTTCGTTATGATAACCAGAATATGTTGTTTTATATAAACCAGCACTAAATGAACTTGTTGGAGTTGGAGTTAAAGTATTGGTTGGGGTAATTGTTGGAGTGATAGTTCTTGTTGGTGTTACTGTTAAAGTTGGCGTGATAGTATTGGTTGGAGTAATTGTTGGTGTAATAGTATTGGTTGGGGTTAAAGTAGGTGTAACCGTAGGGGTAGGTATAGGTGACTCAATATATAGTGTACATGTTTTGTTAAATATTGGAAAAAATAACTCATAAGTACCATAAAAATAGTCAGTACTATAATAATAAGGGACAACGACAGAGCCAAGGCTAATCGTACCACCTGTATCAGGATAATAAGTAATGTTCGCAGTTTGTCCACTATAGTTGTTTGATGTTAATATTATGGTTGTCATTATTGATTATTCGACTCTTTAAAGATAAATAGTTAAAATACATGAATTAGTAAATGATACATAAAAAGAAGGTATAATTAAAGTTTTGTGAAACTTGAAGTTATTTTTTACGAAGTACTTGGTGTTGGTGTAAAGGTAGGTGTTACCGATATTGTTGGTGTTGGTGTGATGTTTCTTGTTGGTGTAGGAGTAGGAGTTGGCGTAACATTAATAATCCCCACAACAGAGTCAACACAGTTCACATTACACTCAACAATATTAAAGTTTGGTTTTATTTCGGATAGATAATGGTGTCTAACATGTACAAAATCTAAAGGTTGTTCATAAAATTGAATTTGTTTAAAATTAAAACACGATGTACCCATATTATGTACACCACCGGCATATTGAGTACCTGAACCCCATGACTGTATAAAAGGTTGTTCTCCTCTATCAGATGGAATTATTTCCTCCCAATCTTTTAATTTATATATTGGTCTACCGTTTAAATAAATTTTTAAAATACCTAATCTTCTTTCTTTCTCGTCAGCCCATTTTTTATTTAATTCCTCAACCTCAGTATAAATTGTGGTTTGTGTTGAAGTTACTGAACTACCAGATTCTGGTACATATGGAATTACCTTAACTCCGGGAATTAAATCATTCCAACCTCCATCATTCTCAAGATTACAATCAGTATATCTACTGTATCTATCAAATGTTATTGTAATATTAAAATCATCACTTGTTCCATTATTACATAATGGTAATGTTTGTCCTGATGCAATATAATATGATTCCGTGTATCCCGATAAGGTATTACATATACCCGAATAATGAATTGATGTCCATTTAAGTCTACCATCATCAGTAAATGAGAAAGATAAGTTATTATCTGCGTAATCCTCTATATCAGATTCATTCCTAACCCCAAGATAGTATATGACATTACCGTCAGACCATGGGAGAGAATCCTTATTTAAAACAAAATCAATTGTCCATCCTTTTTCTGTTCTTCTTTTAACTGAATAATCACAATTATTAACACCAGCACCATGGTTAATTTGGTACGCCCATGGTTTTGCTAAAGGAATTGGGTCTCTTGGACAACAAATGGTTGTTGTTATTCCTGTTCCTGAAAATTGTAAAGTACAATCAACGGTAGAACCCGTTGTAAATCCTGTAACATTTAAAGAAAACGGATTTGAAAGTGCATTATTATATCCATTTTCAATAAAATAATGAGTCTGACCACTACTATTAATAAATTCATAAACATCATTTTTTAAAATAGTATCAGAATTACTTAATTGGTTGGTAAAACCACTATATGATAATGTCCATGTATATGCTGAATATGGATATGTTGGGTCATTAACCGTATTGTCAAATTCATTTAAAGATATTGTATTTCTAACACAATCCGCATTTGTTAATCCTGTGGTGTTTACACTTAAACCAGAATAATTAATTGTGGTGTTAATATTTAACACATCAGAATTGTAATCCGATTCTGTTTTGGATACCTCATAATCATGATATTCTGAAGAATCAATCTTCAAATCCATTTGTGTACCCCAAAATTTAAGTATATTTTGACTATTCATATTCTATTATAAATATCTTTCGTTTCTTTTGATATTTATATAATAAACTTGTTATAATGGATAAATACATAAAAAACATAATTGAAGAGACTTTTAAGTCTAAAAAACAACAAAGATTATTTTTTGCTAAGGCGAATGATAAGTCTTTATCCAAAAAAGAGAGATTAAAGTGGGAAAATATGGCTAAGGAATTTTCTGACGATACCAATTATAAAAAATTACCGGATGAGGTTGAAAAAGAGGTTGATGAGATTGTGGATGAAAAGGGTAACTTTGGTACAAGTAATATTCCAATTACAAGGTCTTCAGGTGCTGCGAGTAAAAAAACAACCGACCAAGTGGTTAAAACCGGTTACGGTATGTTGGGTAATGTGGGGGTTCACGGTTCACATACATCATTAAGATATTGGGGAGAATCGAATATGAAAGACGCCCTTGGGTATAAAAGCACATTAGGTGTGGATGCCAATAAGAAGGAAGCTAAAAAATTCTTTAAGGATAATTTAGGAATGGACGAACTTGAAGCTGATGAAAGATTAGCTCAAATGGGGTATGATAAAAATTTAAAAGGAGATAAAGTTAGATTAATTGAAAACCCAAAACAATATGTTCAAGATTATGTTGAAAGTGTTCTTTCTAAAAAATCAAAATCGGATGACTTAGTTAATAAAGAAGTTGATGAGGATGTTGAAAAAGACTTAGAACCAATTATTAGAAAACAAATATTGGCGTTGAAGAACACACTAACAAAGAATGACATATCCATAAAAGATGTTATTAAACTCTTAAATAAAAAAGATAATGAATAAAGATTTAAAAGGTAGGGTTTTCAATGTTCCACAAGATATTTTAGATAAAATAAACCACACCATTGTTGGTTTAAATGGTCAGAATGCTCGTGGAATACAGAGAGCAAAAAAAATCTTACTGGATAAATCGGTAAAATATGGACAATTAAAAAGAATTATTCACGATATCCAAAATATAGATAAAATAAAAGATAGATTAAAATATGATTTATGTGGTGGTGATTTAATGGAAAAGTGGGCTAATCAATATCTACAAGGTGAAAGAGATTTAGTTAGTAATCGTAAAGATTCTAAAATGAGGGCTGATGATATCTCAAGTATGACGGGAGAAAGAAAAAATAGCCACCTAAAAAAACACACAAAAAATTTTAATTTTAGAATACCAACCAATCTTATTAAAAGTAATTCAGATAAAAGTTCAATATCCTCGATATCCTCACTTGGATTATTTGAGGAGGTTAATAAAATAAAAAAATTAATTAAGTACTAAATGCCGACACAATTAGAGATTATAGCAATCCAACAAAGGGCTTTATTATTGGCGGCTAACGAATATAATTACCCAAATAATTACAATTCAACTAGTTCAAATGCACTATCTGATGGTGATAATAAAGGTATGGGTGAGTTAAATGGTAATGTTGGTACTAAAACGGACATTAATGAAAGAAATGTTCTTTTATCAAAAAACAACTACAATTATGATAACAACTATACCTCATCTAACCCTAATGCACTATCTGATGGTGATAATAAAGGTAAAGGTGAGTCAAATGGTAATATTGGTTCTAAAACTGACATTAATGAAAGAAACTCATTACTATCAAAAAACAATTACGGACCAAATAATGGTTATGGAGTCGTAAACAAAGATGCTATATCTGACGGTGACGAAAAGGGTAGAGGTGAGAACACCAATGGACAAGTTGGAACGAGAACCGACATTAATGAAAGAAATGTACTTTTATCAAAAAACAACTATAACTCAAATAATGGTTATGGATTAACAAATCAAAACGCATTATCTGACGGAGATGAAAAAGGTAAAGGTGAATTAAATGGTAATATTGGTTCCAAAACCGATATCAATGAAAGAAACACATTATTATCAAAAAATGATTACAATTATACAAACAACTATAGTTCAGTAAACAAAGACGCATTATCTGATGGTGATGAAAAAGGTAAGGGAGAGTTTGCTGGTAATATTGGTTCAAAAACTGATATTAATGAAAGAAACTCATTATTATCAAAAAACAATTACGGACCAAATAATGGTTACGGATTAACAAATCCAAATGCAATCTCGGACGGTGATGAAAAAGGTAGAGGAGAAAACAATGGTGGACAAATTGGAACAAAAACCGATATCAATGAGAGAACAAAATTATTGGCAATAAATGATTATGGTTCTAATAATGGATACGGTTTAACAAATAGAGATGCTATATCTGACGGTGACGAAAAGGGTAGAGGAGAAAATACCAGTGGTGATATTGGAACAAAAACCGATATCAATGAAAGGACAAAATTATTAGCAATCAACGATTATGGTTCTAATAATGGATACGGTTTAACAAATCAAAACGCATTATCTGATGGTGATGAAAAGGGTAGAGGAGAAAATACATCTGGTCAGATTGGTACAAGAACAGATATTATTGAAAGAAATACTCTTTTGGCTAAAAATGATTACAATTATACAAACAACTATAGTTCAGTAAACAAAGACGCATTATCTGATGGTGATGAAAAAGGTAAAGGAGAGTTAGGTGGTAATATAGGTTCTAAAACTGATATTAATGAAAGAAATACACTTTTAGCAATCAACGATTACAACTACACCAACAACTACGGTTCAGGTAATCCTGATGCATTATCTGACGGTGATGAAAAAGGTAGAGGTGAAAATAGTGGATTTCCATTCATTGGAACAAAAACCGATATCTTTGGTAATAGTATAGGTCCCGGTAGAATTGGATTATTAGCGATGAATATCTACAATGATAATTTTAGATACAATAACGGTAATCCAAACGCATTATCCGATGGTGATGAAAAGGGTAGAGGAGAAAATCTATTATTTCCAATCGGTACAAGAACTGATGTTCTTGGTAATGCACTTGGTCCCGGTAGAGTTGGATTATTAGGGATGAATATTTACAGCGATTTTTTTCAATATAATGTCAATAATCCAAATGCAGTATCTGATGGTGATGAGAAAGGTAGAGGAGAAAATACCAGCGGACAAATTGGAACAAGAACCGATATCTTCGGTAATGCAATTGGTTTAGGTAGAATAGGTTTAAAAGCTATTAACATCTATTCTGATACTTTTGAATATAATGTCAATAATCAAAATGCTGTATCTGATGGTGATGAAAAAGGTAGAGGTGAAAATACATCTGGTCAGATTGGTACAAGAACCGATATTTTTGGTAACTCAATAGGACCCGGTAGAGTTGACCTATTAGCAAAAAACATATATAATAATATTTTTGAATATAATGTTAATAATCCAAATGCGATATCCGACGGAGATGAAAAAGGTAGAGGAGAAAATATTAGCGGAATCTTTCAAATTGGTACAAGAACGGATATTTTTGGTAATGCAATTGGACCCGGTAGACTTGACTTACTAGCAAAAAATAAATACTCAACAATTAAAGCGTATCCAGATTTTTAATGATAAAATTTAAAAACATATTATCCCAAATTTTATTAGAGGCACCAAATGGTAGTATCAATAAAAGATTAAAGGATGCTATTATAAACCGAAATCCTGTTTCCTTCTACTATAATGGTCCGAAAGGTGAAGTTTTACCCGGAAGAAGAATTAGAGCCGAATTGGTTGTAATGGGTTTAACAAAAAAAGGTAACTTAGTTGTTAGGGGATGGGTACAACCACCGTCAACATCTAAAAAAGGTTTTGATAGTAATAAATTAGGAACGGCCGAATATGGTTGGAGAATGTTTATTATATCAAGAATGTCAGGTATTAACATTTATGAAGACGAAACATTCGACCAAAAAAGACCGGGTTATAATGAAAGCGGGGATAAAAGTTTAACTAGTATTGAGGTAAAAAGTAATTGGGGAACTTTACCAACAACACCTAAAACCGAATTACCTAAACCGACCGTTACACCCACCGCTGAACCGGAAAAACCTAAAACTGAATTACCACAACCTAAACAAAAAGAAAAACCATCAGTATTACCACAACCACAATCACAAATTAAAAGAGATGTTGGGGTTTACAATGATTTAAAAAATAAAATAACTAACATAAACAATAATAAAGAAGTATCACCTGAAAATGTTAAATTAAGTATAGACGCTCTTTATAATAAAAAACTAGAAGATTGGGTTAAATCTCAATCTGAAGTTGGTGGTAACATAAAGCCGGGAGAAGGAACAAGAAGGAAATTAGAAAAAGATTCGGAAATAGAATTATTCAATTTATTAAAGGGAGATAATGTAAGGGTTGCAGGTAATATACCTCAACCTGAGACAAATGATGAAGATAATGAAACCCCGTTAATGGAATCAATAAAAAGAATGAAGACTTTAATCTTCTTTTAAAAATACTTATTATATATAAAAAATATCATGGAAACAGGACAAGGAGTAATATCTCAAAACGACTTAATGATGAAATTAGTGCAAGCTAAGAAAGTCATGAATAAAGTAGAAACAGGTAGTTTCGAAAGAGGAAATGTAAACGAAACAGTATTAAGGTCTGACCCGGAAGAATTATCAGCACAATATAATCAACAACCCCAAGTTAGACAACAAGAATATCAACAATCAAATGTAAATAGAATAATGGAGTCTAAATTACCTGATGCCATCAAAAAAGCAATGATTGAAAACCCAATTAATCAAATTAGTTTAACTGATTCGTTAGATTTAAATTTTGTTGAAAAAACAAAAAGACTAATGGAGAGTGAGGGTGTGTCAACAAAAAAATCACCAAGCAAACAACAAGGCAGTTCACCATCATATAATAGTAGTGATTTGATACCAATTATTGAAAATATCGTAAGAAAAACGGTAACAGAAATTCTTGACGCTAAGTTAAATCAGATACTCACAGCACAACAAACACTATCAATTAATGAAAATTTAGTGTTAAAAGTGGGGGATTCCATATTCAAAGGTAAAATTACTGGGGTAAATAAATCCAAGTAAAGTTTGATTTCTCATTTTTTTTTCTTATTATTTAGACATACAAATATAATTTGATGTCAAAAATTAAAATATTAGCAATTCCTCCCGATACATATGGTGTCGGAAAGTACAGAATCTTAGACCCATTTAAATACATTGGTGATAATTACTCGGATGAATTTCATGTAGACATAGTAACGAATGTTGAACAGAATGATGAGTTCTTTAAAAACTACGACATTGTGGTTTTTCATAGTTTCATTCATCAATCTAGTCATGAGGATAACATCGAAAGAATTAAAAAATTAAAATCCCAAGGAATAAAAGTAATTATGGATATTGATGACTTTTGGGTGGCAGACCAAAGACACCCACTATATCATCAAATTAAAGCCAATGAATTACCTCGTAAGAAAGTCGAGTTAATGAGAGCTTCTGATTATGTTACTTGTACCACAGAAACTTTCGCGAACACAATTAAATCAAGAGTAGGAATTAAAAATGTTCTTGTTTTCCCAAATGCGGTAAATCCTAACGAATCTCAATTTCAACCAAAACCAACTAAATCAGAAAAGATTAGGTTTGGGTGGTTAGGGGGTTCAACCCACTTATATGATATTGAATTATTAAGAGGTGGTATTTCGTCGATAAATTCAAATTATGACAATGTACAATTTGTATTGTGTGGGTTTGATTTAAGGGGTAATGTTACGGAAATTAATCAGGAGACACAAGAAAGAAGAGTTAGACCGATTAAACCAATGGAAACCGTTTGGTATAAATACGAACAAATATTTACCGATAATTATAAATCTGTTGATGATTTATATAGATTAAATCTACATAACTTTACAGAATCAAATTTTGATGCGTCTAATAAAAAATATTTAAGGGTGTGGACACAACCTGTTGGAAAATATGCATCAAACTATAATTTATTTGATGTATCTTTGGCACCGTTACACCCAAGTGATTTTAATTCAAACAAGTCACAATTAAAAGTGATTGAGGCTGGTTTCCATAAAAAACCAATCATAGCAAGTGAAACATTACCATATACAATAGACTTAACCTCAGCGTTTAATGATGGTAAGTTTAATGATAAGGGTAACGCATTATTAGTATCACCAAATAAAAACCATAAACAATGGTCACAACATATGAAACGATTAATAGATAATCCAAATATGATAGAAGACATGGGTAATCGTTTATATGAAACGGTAAAAGACAAATATTCACTAGTAACAGTATCAGAAAATAGAACACAATTTTTCAAATCAATAATTTAAAAACAAAAAAAAATCAAAATTTATGCATTATTTAGTAACAGTAGGTTATGAAACCGAACAAATGGACAGAAATGGTAATCCAAGATTACAAAAAGTTAAGTACATCGTAGAATCAGAATCAGTAGAAGAAGCAACATTAGTTGTTTCAAAATACAGAGCAGGAGATACGAGAGGTAGTGAAAGTTTATCAATTGTAAAAATGCCAATTGAATGTATTATTGACCCAAAAAACACACCAGAGTACTTTAAAATCAAATAACTATGATACCCGTAGAACAATTAGAAACAAATAAGAAAAAATTCTTAGAAACAAATTCCAAGTATAAAATTTTTACAAAGGAACTTGAAGATTTTTTAGGTGATGATTTTTACACCGCACCCGCAACCACATCAATTGATATGTATGGTTGTTATCCGGGTGGGTTATTAAACAGCTCATTGAAGGCGTGTAGGTACTCAATCAAAATAAATGAGTTACTACCTGAAAATATGAGACAAGAAGTACCAACAATTCTTAAATGTATTTTTCTATCTCAAATTGGTAAAGTATTTCTTTTCTGTCCAAATAAAAATGAATGGCAAAGAAAAACATTGGGAAAAATGTATGAGTTCTGTGATGATTTAGTATCATTAAGGGTAGGTGAAAGGTCAGCTCACTACGCAACTAAATATGGTTTGGAATTAACTGAAGAAGAATTCCAAACCATATTAAATACAGATAAAGAATCTGATGATAAAATGGTAAAATACCATTCTTCAAATTTATCAAATATAATAAAAATGGGATTTGAGTTAGCAATATTAGAAGAAAAAAATGGAAAAAAAAGAAATTAATGACTACATTGAAAAATTAAAAGAATTTGAAAAGGGGTTAACTGATAGTGAATCTGAAGATAATCTTGATTTATCAATGTTTGGTGAGTTGGATAAACTTTTATCCGCTTTAAATAGTGAAGTTGAAATGGAGATAAATAAAAACCCCATACAATTAGATGTAAAAATAAAAAAATTACATAAAAATGCAATTATACCAACATACTCAAAAAACGGAGATGCCGGTATGGATTTAACTATTACTGAAATTATATCTAATACTACATTTGATGTTACCTATGGGTTTGGAATCGCAATGGAAATCCCTATGGGTTATGTTGGGTTAGTGTTTCCCCGTTCATCTGTTCGTAACATGGATTTAAATTTATCAAACTGTGTAGGTGTAATTGATAGCGGTTACAGAGGAGAAATCCAAGGAACATTTAAGAAAACACAGGGATTAGATTCCCTAAAATATAATGTCGGAGATAGAGGAGCTCAAATTATGATAATTCCTTATCCTAAAATAAAATTTGTTGAGGTTGATGAATTATCATCAACTGATAGAGGAGAAGGCGGTTTTGGTAGTACAGGACAATAAAATAAAATAACTAAAAGGATATTCAACGATAAAGTAAAAAAATTAATGGAACAAAAATCATCAAGACCAAAAAATAAGAAAAGTGTTGTAACCCCTTTAGTGGATAGAAAAACATCTAAGAAAGAAAGAATTAGAGAAATAATTAAACAACCTAAAGAAAAGTTTCTAAATAAAAATCAAGAAAAGTATTGGAATATTTTAGGTGATAATGAAATCACTCTTTGTTTTGGTCCGGCCGGTGTTGGTAAATCGTATATCGCAATGAAAAGAGCAGTTGATTTATTATGGGACGATACCAATAAGTATGAAAAGATAATTATTGTTAGACCGGCAGTAGAAGCGGAAGAAAAATTAGGTTCATTACCAGGTGGTATTGAAGAAAAATTAGACCCATATATCTACCCTTCATATTACCTTTTAAATAAAATAATTGGTAAAGAGGCTAGAGAAAAATTAAAAGAGGAGGAGTTCATTGAGGTTGCTGCATTAGCATATATGAGGGGATGGAATGTAGATAATACAATTTTAGTATTTGAGGAAGCTCAAAATACCACACCATCACAAATGAAACTTTTATTAACAAGGATTGGTTTTAATTCTAAATTCTTTATTTCAGGAGATTTGGAACAATCTGACAAGTTTAAAGATAAGACAAAAACCGGACTTTATGACGCAAAGATGAGACTTCAAGATTTAAATAATATTGGAGTATTTGAATTTGATATTGATGATATTGTAAGAAATCCAATCATTAGTCAAATTCTAAAGAGATACGATTAAGTCTTTACTTATAATATTTTTAAGATTATATTTCTTTTATGGAAATATTCGTAAATATTGATGGAGTATTAAGAAACACTCTACAAAAATTTGATTACCACTATAAGGACTATTTTTTAAACACGGAACCTGATGTTAAAGAAATTTTTGAGTATGGAATAGATGGAATCACAACAATTGAAAATATTATGGAAACATATAAATTTCAATCCATGGATGAATACCTTAAATTTTTATATTTTGATTTCCCAATAGAGATTTTTGGACATGCGGGTTTAAGTTATAGCCACGCCTCTACCGATTTTAATACTTTAGTTTTTGAAAATAAAGATATTAATTTTACATTGATTGGTTTAAATGAGAAAGGTAAAGCCAAACCATCTACTCTTTTTTTCCTTTCCAGAAATGGTGTCATATGTGATACTATAAAATTCTCATCTTTTGAAAATATTAGTGAATTATGGTCTAAGTGTGACTTATGGATTACCGATGACAAAAGAGTCATTGATAGTTGTCCTGAAGATAAAACGGTTATTAAATTTAATACCTTTTATAATAAACACTTTACAAATACCATAGAAATAAATAAATTATCTGAAATAGAAAAAACATGGTTGAATTGTTCGGAAAAAGGTACTACATAGATGTAGATGGGATTACCAAAAAATGTCAAACAGGGGACACCCTTAAAAATGAAGATGGTACTGAAGGTTTAGAAATAAACATTTTTAAATATGAAATAATAAAAGTTTGTTTAGAAAGAGTATTAAATGAATATGAGGAGGTTGATGAGGAGTTAGGTCCGTTGGCTGAAGAAGGTCTTTCAATCTCTTTTAAAATTGCTTTCAATACCCTAATAAAATATGAAATATTAATCGAAGAAGATGATGAATAAAAATAACGAAAACATAGAAAAACTAGAATTAGCATTAAGTAAGTTAAACTCAAATGAGAATGTAATTTACTTTTTAGTATACGATACTCGTAATAATGCTAGAGCGTCAGTTAAACATATCTACGATATGGCCTTAACATTAAAAGAATCTGGATTCCAAGCTAAATTATTAGTTGAAGATAAAACCTACGAAGGTGTATCGGGTTGGTTAGGTGATAAATACAATTCATTGGAGGTTGTTACAATTAAAGATGATAGAGTTGAAATTAAAATTGAGGATACTATTGTTGTACCTGAATATTATTCAAATACACTTGAAAGTTTAGCAAACATTAGATGTGTAAAAGTAATGTTAATTCAACAAAAAGAATACATATTTGAAACATTACCAATTGGTAGTAGGTGGTCAGATTTTGGATTCGATAGAGCGATTACAACTACTGAATTATCTAAGGGGTATATTGGTGGACTTTTCAATGAAATGTTGGTACACATAATTCCACCGATGATTGGTGAACAATTTACACCATCAGAAAAATCACAGAAACCAATCATTGCAATTTCATGTAAAGACAGGTCAACCAATAAGAGAATTATTTCTGAATTCTACATTAAACATCCACATTTGAGATGGATTACATTTAGGGATATGGTTCAAATGTCATATGATGATTTTGCAACAAACTTAAAAGAATGTATGGTATCTGTTTGGATTGATGATGATTCAACTTTTGGAACATTCCCATTAGAATCAATGAAATGTAACGTTCCTGTTGTTGGAAAAATCCCCAAAAACGAACCAGATTGGTTAACAGAAAATGGATTGTGGACATATGATGAATCAAAAATAGTAGAAATACTTGGAACATATGTTATGGCTTGGTTAGAGGGTGTTGAATTAAATGACGAGGTTAAACAAAAAATGAAAGATACTTTATTACCATATGATAGTGAAGTTACCAAAAATAGCGCGGTAAGCATCTTTAATTCATTTAAAAATAAACGTATTGAAGCAATTGAAAAGGCTTTAGAAAAAGTTAAACAAGAAGAACAAATATAATGAAAAACATAACAGTAATATTACCAATCCATTTATGGGATGAAGATTATAAAATAATGTTCAAAAATGCAGTAGAGTCAGTTGAAGCGTTTTATAATGACGTTAAATTAATTGTGGTTGCACCTAAAAACATTTCATCGGAAATTCAAATAGAAACCGATAAATTAGAATATAAAATTATACCTAACGAATCTTTAACTGACTTTTGTAGTCAAATTAATATTGGTATTGAAAATTGCGATACAGAGTGGTTCTCAATATTGGAGGTTGATGATGAATACAAAAAAGAATGGTTAAAATCAATGAGTGCATATAAAAATGAAAACCCAAATGTGGATGTTTTTTTACCAATAGTAAAAGACATTAATGTTGAGGGTAAATTTTTAAGTTTCACAAATGAAGCAACTTGGGCTTATGGTTTTACCGAGAAGCAAGGTTTATTAGATAATGAAGCACTTTTAGAATATCAAAATTTCCAAATTAGTGGTGGTTTATATAAAACCTCAACAATTAAAGAATATGGTTCATTAAAGGAGAACATTAAACTAACTTTCGGATACGAATTCTTACTTAGATTAACCCATAATAATGTCACTATTATGACGGTACCAAAAATTGGATACCAACACGTTAATTTCAGGGAAGATTCTTTATTTTGGTCATACAAAAATTCAGATAAAACTAAAATGTCACCTAATGAGGTTAAGTTTTGGTTAGAAACCGCAAAAAAAGAATTTTTCTTTAAAAATAAAAGAGACATAAATTATGTAGAGAACTAAAACATGCCGCGTAAGAGAACCCAAAAAATTTATTTTGGGGAGGAGCAAGAACAAGCGGTTGTACGATATTTAGAATCCGAATCCGAAATAGAAAAGAATAAGATATTCAATGAATATTTAAGAGAACCTCTCATAATAATGGTCGAAAGTATAATTCGACGTTACAAACTATACAGGAAAGACTTTGATTTTAACGAAGTTCATACCGATACTATGTCATTTTTAATTACTAAAATTAGTAAGTTTGACCACACAAAAAATACCAAAGCATATTCATATTTTGGTACAATTTGTAAAAACTATCTAATGGGAGCAATTCAAAAGGATACTAAAGAAACAAATAGAAGTGTTTCATATGATGATATTTCATCGGATTTAGAGGAGAGTTTAGAACATTCCTATATAATCGATGAAGTACAGGTTGATTATAAGGATGTTGTTATTAAGTTCATTATGCAGATGGAGGAATTCATGGAAAATAATGAACTAACGGAAAATGAACAAAAATTAGGGTATGCCCTGATTGAAGTATTTGGTAATTTTGAAAAAATATTCCAAGTAGGTGACGGTAATAAATTCAATAAGAATCTGATTTTATTATCTTTACGTGAAATGACCGCACTATCAACTAAAGAAATAAGAATATCATTGAAAAAATTCAAAAAAGTTTATGAAAGTATCATGATAGGGTTTATAAATTAAAAATTTACCTATTTATAGATATGAGAGAAAGAAAAAACTTAATATCACTCGACACCGACTCAGCGTTAGCGTTGATGCAGGAAATCTACAATGATATTGTGGAACAAAAAAATACAGCATCTATGATAACTAAAAAAATGTTAACATTTATGAAGGATGCTGAGGATATGAGTGTTATCGGACCTGTCATTAAAGAACAACAAAAAATTCTAAATGATTGTACTGAAAAGAAAATATCATTAGTTAAACTCCAAAGTGCTTTATTAAAACAAACCCAAGGTTCTGGAAACAGTAACTCTGGTGGTAAACTTCAATTAACTGATGAGGATAGAAACATATTAGCAAAACTAATGGATGAACCTGATGTAGAATCAAAAGAAGGTATATATAAAGTCTAATGGCCAATTTAAAAAACACTAAAAGAAAATTACAATCCAAAATTGAGGCGGTTAAAAAAATTAATGATAGACCTCAAGAAAGTTTTGATGATGTTTCAGATAAGTACCTCAATAATGTACCTGACATAAACAGTATTGTTGGTAAAAAAATTGACGCTCTTAATGGTAAAATAAATAAAAAGAAAGAAAATACTAAAGATATATTTTCAGACATGATTGACATTACAAGTCAGTTCATGGGGTCAGATAAAAATTCTAAAAATAACTTAAAACAAACAAATAATAGTCCAAACCAAAAAATTAAACAGCATGCAATTACTGCGATGGATACCACAATAGGTTCAGCTAAGGAAATTGTGGTTAAGAACCTTTCTGAGGCTCTTTTTATGGGTAATGGTATTTGTGGTACGGAATCCGTTTTTGATGTTGATTTATTAACATTAAAACCCGATGAGTTTGATTTTTTAGATGCGTTAACAATTGACCCGGATAGTAGTTGTAGTAAAATAATATACGAACCTAAAACTCCCGATATTAATAAACAAAAAGTTAATAGGAACTTATATGATGCTTTCGGAGGTACACCATATACGTTTACATCAAATAATGGTAAAGACTTATTTACCGCCGCGTGGGATACGGGTAACCAAAGATATAACATATCAGGACTAACCCAAGGAGTAACAGGTGTGACTAAAGTACAGGAATTTATATCTGATTATTATTCATCAATGGAATTCCCCGATATTAATCACATCATTAAAACATCAATATTACTTACAATACAAGGTGGTTCACAATGTGGTGATTCTAGAAAATTTAACGTATCCTTAGATAAGGTTATGAGGCTAATTAAAAAATTACTTGCAATTTGTGGTTCACCAAATGACCCCACTCAATTAAAGAATCAAAATCCAGTTGGTATGTTTAACGAATCAGACGAAGATGCGGAATTTTATTTTGATTTTGATGATGTTGAGGGAATAGATTTAGATGACGAAGATGCGAGATACCGTAGAGTTTTGAGATTTAAAGATTGTTACAATTTTGAGATTCCTGTCGATACTAATAATATTGAAGATTTTATTTATTTAACAAAAAATAAAAGTGCTAAATTGGCCGTTGACGATATTCTAAATAAGGTCGCATTAGACGCAACTCAACAATCTGATAGTGGTTTATCTCTTAATGACTTTTTAAATAATCTTTTAAATAATTTTATATTAAACTTACCTAAAGCACTAATGATAACAATTTTATCAGGTAAGTTATTTTTACCGTTGGTGATTCTATATAAAATATTTAAAGCAGGTTTATCGAGTCTCAATATTAAAGAATTAGTTAAGAAATTCTATAAAGCAATTTCAAAAACAGTTCAAGAATTATTTTGGTTATTTGTAAGAGAATTTTGGAAATTAATCAAAAGTGATTTATTGGCTTTTGTTTCTAAATTGGTACAAAAAATTATAAAAAATAAATATAAAAGGTATCTAACAATTATCACATCACTAATTGCAATACTTAAAAAGATTTTAGAAGAGAACATTGATAATTGTTTTAGTTTATTTCAGACAATTTTAAGTACATTAACAACTGCATTATCCATGAAAGTACCAATGACTGTACCTTCGGTTTTATTACTCCTATCAGAAGGATTACCAGGATATAGTCAAGATAGAGCATTTATGAATATAATGGAAAGATTAGAAGCATCAGGAGTTCCAACAGGTCCGTTATATGGTGAGTCAAATGATATTGGTAATTTAGTTAAATCTGTAATTGATGGTCATACGGAAGAATCCGACACAAATGGATTTGTTAAAACAACAAATTCATTACCAATTATAACAGGAAACGCTGGTGGACCAATTATAATTCCTCCGGGAATATTAAATGTTGTAGGTAAAATTTTCTAACATGGATAAAGAAAAATTATTAAATATTATTAACGATACACAAAACAAATCTAATAAAGATTTACTTGACGCTGAAATGTTTCTATTTGAGGAGTTTGAAAAAACTAAAAAGTTAGCTCTTGAATTAACCAAACATATGGATGCAATAGAAGAGCTTTATATGAAAATTACAAAAGAAATTGAAAAAAGAAAAGTATAATGCAAATAGTTAAGTTAGCCACATGTATTAACAATAATGACCCAGCGGGTTTAAATAGAATCAGATATATTGATTATACCGATACTGTTAGTGCAAAAGAAAGTTCTAGAAATTATGAGGATTGGGATGAAAATGACCCATTTGTGGCCGGACCATTCTTACCAACTAATATTAATCACGTACCTGAAATAAATCAAGCCGTAAGGATTATTAGGTATAATACTGAAAAAACAACAGTAAATGCTGAGTACATTGCTGGTCCATTTACTACAAACTACGATTTTCAATCACAAACATACGCACAACAAACTACAACAACAACCTTTAATCAGGCGGGTAAAAAACCAAAAAATATTTTAAATAAAGATGGTGAATTACCTCCAGATTCAAAAAACGCTTTTGCTAAAAATAAACATTTTGGTATTGATGGAAAGTACGGTTCTGATGTTATCTTTACCGATAATGGTATAGTATTAAGAGGAGGTAAATTACTAACTAAGGAGAGTGCTACTCAAAAAGAAAGAAAAAAAATAGCCGACTACCCAATTGTAAGTAAAAAGGTAGCAAAACTTCAACTTAAAAAATTCCCACAGAAAAAAATACCAGTAACCGAGAAAACCCCAAGAATTGTTTATGAAAATGCGAATTTAAAATATATTATAGAATATAGTGTTAATAGTATTACCAATCCAACTATATTAGATTTTTACATTATACAGGTCACATCCCAATATGAATATCTTTTAAAATCAAATTCATTTACTGAA